AGCAACAAAAGCAAGGGGAAGCACAGCTAAAAACAAGGACATGGCAGGCAAACAGGAACACGCCTATTTCCTGTTCATGAAAAGAACGCCCCAAAAGGATATCGCATCACGGCTGCACGTAACTGAGAAAACAATTACCAATTGGAAAACAGCTGGCAATTGGGAGGCCAAGCGTGCAGCCAAAACGATATCAATGGACGAACTCATCAATAAAGCCCTGATGAGGATCAATGAACTGTTGGACTCTGATGACTTTAGTGCAGACTCGTTTGCCAAAGCAGTATCTCAGCTTAAATCACTCCAGTCAGAAAACACGGTAGACAATGATATCCTCACTTTTATGGATTTTCAGGATTACCTGATCAGGGAACGGATCAATGAATCGTTACCAGA